GCGATATCTTCCACATCCCCGTCGAAGTCAGGGTTATGGTGATTGATAAAGTTCTGCAGCAAATCAACGCCATCGATTTCGCAGTAGTATTCCGGGAAGCGCGCTTTCAGTGCGGCATTAAGATTCGCTACCTGCATGCTGGCGCTGGTGCCGGTGTTCTCACCGGAACCGGGGAAATCAGGCAGGATCACCACACGCTTGCCGATATTTTTCAGGTACTCAACCATGCCGATAGCGTTGCTGATAATGGTGTCCAGCTGGCTGATGTTGTTGCGCCCCAGCCAGAAAATATTGATGCACTCATCATGCAAATCGTAGCGGGTGCCTTTCGGCGCACCGCCGGTCACCGGCTGCGTGGTGATGGGATGAACCTTTACCGGCTGCTGCTCAGTCAGCGCCACCGCGTCGCCTTCTTCCGAACGGGTAAAGGTGGCGGCAGTGCCATCCCATCCAAACAGCCCTTCGACGCCGCCAAAGGTGCAGGCAATCGCCCCCATCGCACCATTAGCGAAGGTGCGCAACGCCCCCGAGACGGCAGGCAGTAAATTAACGCTGCCGCTGGCCGGGATAGTGCCGCCTTCCGGCAGGTAATAATGGCGGCTGCCGCCCTGCTTGCTGGCGATAGAGGTTGAGGTGGTGGAGGACTTGCCAAAGTTATAGCCATACAGCCCCGTCAGCTCCGCCAGCTTATTCAGGAACTGCGTGTTCTCCATATAGCTGTGTCCCCAGCCGATCAGCTTCGGGCGGGCAATATAGGCGTGCTCTCTCAGGTCAGGCAGCGCGGCATAGAACAACCCGCCCGGCGCGCTGTCAGCGCGGTCTGACTGCCAGACCACCCGATCAAGCATTTCGGCGCGCGGACTGGTTTCATTGCTGTTGCTGGCGGTGACCTGCATTTCCTGACCGGCTGCCATATTAAACACGCGCACCTGCGATTTACCTGCCGTATCGGTGACGGTGAAGGGTGCCAGCGGATTCGTTTTTTGCGGTTCGACAGTCTGTGATTTGCGGTATGCCTCATCCCACTGCGGGGCGCGGGTAAGATACTCATCAACGTCAAAAATGACGTTACCTTCAGCATCAACCAGCACCCATTTTTTCGGGTTAAATTCATATTCCCCGGCGGAAGATGAAAAGCGCGCCACTTCACTCAGCGCCAGCAGGTTATTACGCTCCGCGCCCGGCAGCGTTCCGGCGGCGTCCAGCTCCTGTCCGTTGATAACGAGACGGGAGGCTTTGATTAGCGGGAACTCAGAATCAAGGTAGCTGACGTATTTGCCGCCACGGGTGAACCACAGCACATTGCCCTGGTTATCCATCGTCAGGGTGTCGAACTTAGCGCCGAAGGCAAATTCACCCTCATTCGACAGCGACAGGTATTTTGACGCCGCGCTCAACGCCACAAGGTTATCGCGGTCGTCACCCGGCAGCGTGCCGCGCGGGTCAACCTTCTGGCCGTCAACCGTCAGGCTTTGCGCCGACAGCTGCGGGAATTCTGATGGCATCAGGCTGACGTACTGATTGCCGCGCGTATACCATAAAACACTGCCTTCCTTATCCAGCGTCACGGTGTCGTACTTTTCACCGAAGGCAAATTCACCGCCCTCTGAAGAACTGGAATAGCGCGTGGTGTCATTCAGCGGCACCAGATTTTTTACCGCGAACATGCCCGGAAAATCCGCAATCTGATTCGCCGTGCCGCCGTCATTCAGGTAATAGATAAACGAGGTGTCACTCTCCACCCCCTGCGCCACGCGGAATACTTCGCCGCCGGTGGTGCCTGCCAGCCCGGCAATCGTTCCATCGGGATCGGTCGCGTTGCGGTAAAAGGTGTGTTCGCGGGAATCCTTCACCGATTCAAGCATCGCTTTCAGCCACAGCGTGCGGTTAGCCAGCTGCGTCGCCTGCACGTTGGCGGTACCTGCGCGGCCGCCTTCAACTTTATCCGTCCGCGCTAACTGATAAACGTCCTCTTCCCATTGGGTTAATTCACTGATTTTGGTCATTCTGTTTCCCGGAATAGTGAGTATTGCTGTCGTAGTGTGTTGCACCGTCATAGCGGTTGCTGCCTTCCGGCCGATAGTCCGGCGGGTACACCGTGATAATGCTGCCGTCGCACAGCGCGGCGGAGTGGTAAAGCTCACCGGCGGTGCGGGCGGAAAGTGTCAGCTGTGCAATATGGCGACTGGCCGGGCGGGCATCTCCTATCAGCCGCTCCAGCTCGCTGACCATTTCTTCAGTGATACCCACGTCCATCAAATCGATTTTCAGCCGGAACGTTCCGACCGGATCGGCAACCTGCCACCATTCTGCAATGCTCATGGTGTAGCCGAGGTTTTCAATCACGCGGCGTATGGCGGCCACCGTTCCCTTGCGACGGTGAATATAAAAGGCATCGTTGACCGCTTTCCGTTTCTCAGTCGCCGTCCATTTCTCATCCCAGCTGTCGACGGAAAACGCCCACGCCAGATAAGGCAGGAATTTCACCGGGCATTTGTCCGGATTCCACAGGTCGCGCAGGGCACCGCCAGATCGCTGATACCCGCGCAGGCGTCGGCGGCGCGGCGCTCCAGCGGTGTCGAACCGGGCGGCAACAGGCTACTCATCTGAACCGCCGATGCGAATCTGATAGCTGATGCAGTTGGCCGCCTGGGTTTTATCCAGCACCACATCTGCCAGCGGCGCGGCCAGCTCTACGCGCTGCACCCCCTCGGCATGTAACGCCGCATGAATCGCCGAGCGGCGGATATCTCGCCCGAGTCGGCGCTGCTCATTGATGTAGTTTTTCAGGCGCAGTTCGGCGGCGGCGCGGATTGGCTCCACAGCCGGACCAGGGTAAACGAAGAGTGCGGCGTCAATCTGATAGTTAACAATGCGCGCGGTCTGTACATGCACCCGATCGGCAACCGGGCGCACACTTTCATCATTCAGCGCCTTACTGACGGCTGCCAGCAGCTCGGCGGATGCGGTGCCATCGCCCGTTCGTGACAGCACGCTGACGGTAATTTCTGCCGGTGCCGGGCTGATAACCGACGCATCGGCCACGTTACCGTCGGCGCTGAGTGCGTGAAACTCATAGGCTCCCACCGGACCTGCGACGCTCATACCTTCAAACGCGGCAGGAATGCGCTGACGCAGGTCGGCATTGCTTTCCATCACCGCCGCGACCGGCGGCACCGCCTCATTATCCGCCGGGGTAATCACCAGACGGGCAACGCCATTGTTGGCGGCCAGCTGATCGAGATCACCATTCATCGCATAGGCCACCATCACCGCCTGCGCCGCCTCATTAACCCGCTGGCGCAGGATAAACTCGCGATAGGCGTTTTCCTGTAGCAGCTTAACGATCGGTTCCGACTCCAGCACCAGCGTACGGGTGACTGCCGCCTGCTGGTCTGCCGGATACAGGGAAATCAGCGTGGCTTTGCGTTCTTCCAGCAGGGTTTCATAGTCCAGTTCTTCCACCACGCTTGGTGCGGGTAACTGGCTAAGGTCGATAGTTGCCATAGTGTCAGCTCACCGGAATAGTCAGAGAGAAGCCCGCTCCGGAGTCAGCGCGGTTGCCGATGATCGCAACAACCATGCTGCCATCAGCGGCAGTTTCATAAGAAATAGCGGTCAGCTGTACGCGCGGTTCCCATTGCAGGATCGCCATATAGCAGGCCGACATAATTTGCAGACGCAACGCTTCGTTTTGTGGCTGGTCAATCAGCGCGGAAAGCAGTGAGCCATAGGTGCGACGCATAACCCGCGTACCGACCGGCGTCATCAGGATATCGCTGACCGACTGGCGGATATGGTCGATATCAGTAATCTGCAAGCCGGTGCCGCGGTTCATGCCGAGGTATTTTGCATTGCTCATTGCGTACCTATCGTTCTGCTGCCGCCGCTCTGCACGCCGCCGTGGTTATGGTCATCAGCCTGCACGCCGTTAGAGGTGAAGCTGCCGCCGGTATGAGTGATATCGCCGCGCATGGTGCCGCCTTCAGTCAGCTCAAACGTCGCGGCTTTAAGGTGATTTGTGCATTCAACCAGTGGGGTATCGAGGGTGATTTTTTCACTGGCGTTAACCAGCACCACTTTGGTTGTGACGCTGACGGATTCCGCCGCTGCTACGGTGGCGGTTTTAATACCGGTTGCGGTCAGTGCGCCTGTGGCCGGTTCATACTCGATTACTGCACCGTCGGGAAAGGTAAAGTGCACCGCATCAGCAGAGGCGGAAGGGGCAGGGAATCCATCAGAAAAAATGCCGGTCAGCACAAAGGCGGAATCCAGCTCACCGCCGAGTGACAGAATCAACACCTGTTCATTAATCGATGGCGCGCGCCATGAGCGCACATTGCCCGCGCAGCCGGTAAGCCAGTGCAGCCAGTCGGTGGTATTGCCGCCGGTCAGTACGCGGCAAAGGCCGTTATTCAGATCGATATCTGTTACGGTTCCTATGCGGATTAGGTTGCGCAGCAGGC